CCTCACATGCCCGGGGAATACTGTTCCTGCTTCGTCTGCGACATGTACGACACGTGGTTCGTCTATCAGTCGCAGGGCGATTGTCTCCGCTTGGAGTACTCTGTTGCAGATGACGGCACGGTCGTGTTCGCGGGTGATCCTGTCGACGTGATCCCGACGATGACCTATCCTGATGCGCCGATGGAAGCAGCAGCGATGGGAGAACGCAAGATCCCGCAGAGCGAGATCGACACGATTCCGTCTTCCCAGTTCGCCGGCAAGAACAAGAGTTTCCCGATCGTGACACCTGCTGACGTCAAGGCGGCGGCGCGTTCGATGGGCCGGGCTGGCGCGGACAATTATGACGCTGCAACGCTCAAGGCGAACATCATCAAAATCGCCAAGCGGATGGGCAAGACCTTTATGACGATGCTGCCGGCGGCGTGGAAAAAAGAAATGGGCATGGGCGAATCCTCGCCAGTGGACATCGAGACCGGCGCACTGAAACTGATCGAAACAGACCTGACGGAAGCAGGTACTGCACTGATCAAACTCATCGAACCTGGATGGGGTTCAAGCGGCTTCTATTCGCGGGATTTGCTTAAGAAGTCTGCTTCAGTGTTTTCCGCAGGCACGAAAATGTATCTCGATCACCAGACGGCGGCAGAGGAAGCGGCACGTCCGGAGGGCAGCGTGACAGGGCTCGGCGGAGAATTGCTGGAGGACGCGCAATACCTCGAGCACGGTGCGAGCGGCCCAGGCCTATATGCTCGTGCCAAGATCTTCGATCACTTCAGGCCGATGTTGTCCGACATAAAAGATTCGATCGGCGTTAGTATCCGGGCGCGAGGGACCACAAAGACAGGGGTTGCGGAGGGCCGCAAAGGCGTACTGGTGGAAGAGATTTCCAGTGCTAAGTCTGTGGACTTCGTCACGATGCCCGGTGCAGGCGGGAAGGTTGCGGAGTTGTACGAATCGCGACGGCAGAAAGCCGGCGATCCAGTTAAGGAGAGCACGATGACGGACACCGAGATCAAATCTCTGCAGGAGAGCAAAGCGAAAGTGGATCTGGAAGTCGCCAGGCTGCGCGAGACGGTTCTGCAAGGGACCGCGCGCGCGCATGCCGAAGCGAAACTGAAAATCGTAGAGATGCCTGCGGCGACACGCGAGCGACTCGTGGAATCACTCCAGTTGCGCGCAGTAATGGCTGCAGACGGCGCCATCGATACTGCAAAGTTCGACGTGTTGATTGCGGAGACCGTCAAAGAGGAACTCGCGTATATCGAGAAGATCACAGGTGGCGGAACCGTGCGCGGGTTCGGCGGATCCACTGCAGTGAGCGGCGGCGGTGCAGAGTATACCGAAGCCGAACGTGATGCAAACAGGAAGCAACTCGCTGCCAATTTCTCCGCATTGACAGGTCTCGGAGAGAAAGAAGCGATGGCGGCTGCGACCGGTCGGCGGTTCTAAACCGCCAAATCTTTCGAGGAGCATAAAGGAGAAAATCAAATGACAGCAGGCGATCAGATTCAAGATCGTAACTGGATCAGGGTGGTTGCCTGCTCCAGTCCAGCAACGCCAGCAGCCAGAGGGCCTGTTCGGTACGGTGTCCTTACGGGTATCGCACTGACGGCAGAAGGCGACGGCGGAAACGCAGCAACAGACACGACGGTAGACTTCGGGCCTCGGCAGGACGCTCTATCCGTCAAAGGCATCGACGACAATGGCAGTTCCGCTGTAATCGACGGGGATACACTCTTTTACGTCGATGCAGACACGCCGCACCTCAGCAAGAAGAGCACGGGATACCTGTTCGGCATTGCCAGAGGCGCAGTTTCCGGCAACGCGACGACGACGATCCTGGTCGACAAGGTAGTCACACCCGGAGCGCCCGGCGTCTTCGGCGCGGGCTCGATCGGTGCAACAGAGTTGGCGACGTCGGCAGTCACCACTGTCAAACTCGCAGCGAACGCGGTAACCACCGCTAAACTCACCGCGACCCTCGGCACTGGGTTCATCGACTTGGCGCTCACTGACGCTGTGTTGCTATCGAGCAACGCTGTACAGAACACGACAGAGGGCGGCAGACTTGACGGCAACACGGCGCCAACCTTGACTCGCGCCAACGGTGCGACAGACATCGCGTTGCTCGCGACATGGGCTGCTTCTGGCGCCGCAGAGATCCAGTGGGCACGCAATCTGCCTCCGGATCTTGACGATGCTGGAACGATCGTGGTCCATCTCTGGATAGAGAAAGACACCAACACCGACTCGTCCGCTGTCGTTGCCGTGAAATTGTTCCAGGGCAAGGGCGATGCCAACGCTGGCGGCAATACTGCCGCACTCGGCACTGCCACACTCAGCGAATACACTGTCACCATGGCTGCTGGCGACGTCCTCGCCCAAGCAACATCGCCGTTCCTCAACATCGCCCTCGTGCCAGGCACGCACACCACAGACGCAATCAGGCTGTACGCTGCCTATCTGACCTACACCCGCATCTAGCCCCGGAAATAAAGGAGAATTACACGACATGAAACAAGTTCCAGTGTTCCAATCCGCCGGGGAGTTTGACGGCATTTTCCCGATGGGTTTCACCCCTATCGCTCGGCGACGCGCCGCTTCAGCCCGTTTCGAACGACGCCTGACAGAGGCCACGAAGCTATGGCTCGACGTGCTCGATCACGGCGAAGATCCGTATCTTCTGCGCCAAGCGCAGAATCCCACTTCGCCCATCGCAGCAGAGATCCTCTGCCGGCGTTACCCTGTCCTGTTCCAGGAGACCATGACGACCAGCGACTTCACCTCATTGACCGCGGAAGTAATGGACCGCATGATCATCGCCAACTATAATGCTGCGCCGCAGACGTGGAAAATGCTGATGAGAGAAGCGCCACTCCGCGATTTCCGCACCGTCTCGCGGCGTGCGATCAACGGAGCAGAGACTCCGTGGTCTGCAGTGCCCGAATTCGCCACGCACACCCGCCAGAAGATCGCCGAAGTGAACTACACTTACGCACCGCTGAAGTACCTCAGCGGTTCGGAGCCCATCTCCTTCGAGGCGATGATCAACGATGATCTCGGGATCTTCCGCGATCTGCCGACACGGTTTGCGACCGGGGGTGTTCGCACGCTGGAAAAGTTCGCAACAGGACTCTACTGCGATGCCAATGGCCCGCACGCCAGCCTTTACACCTCGGGCAATTCAAATATCGTCAACATCACGAACGGCGCCTCAGCGACAAATCCTCCGTTGTCGCTGAACTCCCTGGGTGAGGGGTTGATGATCCTCGGGAAGATGCTCGACAGCGGCGGCGATCCGATCGTCATCGCTGGCCGGTTGAAACTTGTGGTTGGGCCTGCGTTGATCGTCGTCGCGACTAACCTCAAGAACCAACTGGTCGCATGGCTGAACGAGAAAGGCGGATCTACCAATTCGCGCATCGAGGTGAACAACTGGATGGCGGCAAACTTCGACATCGTGATGAATCCGTACATCCCGATCATCGCCGCTTCGGCGAATGCTGCCACATCCTGGTGGCTGATTGCAGATCCCAATGCTGGTAATCGGCCATCGTTCGAGATTGGGCAGGTCCGCGGGTACGACAGTCCGGTCCTTCTGGAAAAGGCTCCGAATACGATGCGGGCTGCCGGCGGGTTGGCTCCAGAACTCGGCGACTGGGACACGATGGGCCGCGAGATGAAGGGACTCGTCACCGTTGGCGGCACCCGGCTTGACGGCAAAAGCACTGTTGCCTCGAATGGCAGCAATTCTTAGTCGCAACCTTCTGCGCTTGCGTCTGTGCATGCGAACGCAGAAACCCGACGGGCCGCCCGGTCTCGCGTTCACCTCCGCGCAACGGGCGGCCCGCCGACAATGACCAGGAGAGAGAGTGTTCACCTACGATCCATCCTCTGATCTCGGGAAAGTGAGACTGCTCATCACTGACCGTGACGCGCAGGTGGCGACATTTTCCGACGAGGAGATTTCCGCGATTTATGACCTGTGCGGACAATCTGTCCGCATGACGGCGGCGCAACTGCTGGATACACTCGCAGCAAACGAAGCGCTGGTCCAGAAACGGATCAAGACGCTATCGCTAGAGACAGACGGCGCAGTGGTCGCGAAGGCATTGCACGATCTCGCGGCAACACTTCGGGAGCAAGAGAACCTGCAGGATGGCGGATTCGATGTCGCGGAGATGGTGAATACGGACTTCGGCCGTCGGGAGCGCTGGTTGAAACAGATCCAGAAGGGATGATTTTAAACATGGCTTGTGCAAGATCCTCATATGAGCAAGAAGGAGTCAATCATGGAAAACGCAGTTCTCATTTTCAAACCGTTGCTCACCGTGCGCGGCGAACGTGTCGCTGAAGTTCTCGGGATCTCTGTCGATCAGGCGAATCTGCTTCTGAGTCATCCAGGCACGAAGGATATCATCCAGACCGGGTTGCATCGCGTGTTCCAGGAGACGATCGACATCGTCCTGCAAAATATGGCTCTCGTTCCGATCGCGCAGACATCAGGCATGGATACTCCGCGCCGCGATTGTGCAGTTGCGTTGCCGGAACTCCCTCAACTCTTCCCGAATTTCGGAGGTTAATATGGCTCTTACGATTACGACGGCAATGGCGGACTCCTTCAAGAAAGAAGTCCTCATGGGCTCGCATCTCTTCAAGACGGCCGGCGGCAACACATTCAAGATGCTCTTGCTCAAGGCGGCCGCGGGTGGCGGCGGGACGTACAACGCGTTGAACACGAACGTGGGAACGCCTGGCTCCAGTGCGCCGTCGACGTCGAACGTCGGCACTGACGAATCGAGCGACACCTCCGGAAATGCGCAGTACACCAGTGGCGGTTTCACGCTGGTGACGAACGCGGATCCGGCAGTAGACAACACCAACCACATCGCCTACATCGACTGGGCGACCGATCCGAATTGGGGGCCGGCGGCCACCATCAGTTCCCGCGGCGCGGTGCTCTACAATTCCACCGGCAGCGGGACCATCGTCGGCGTGTTCGATTTCGGGGCTGACAAGACGTCGACCACCGGTACGTTCACTGTCGTGTTGCCCGCGCCTGCGTACAACACTGCATTGCTGAGACTTTAGGAGTCTAAGTGCCGCTCAATTCCACACTCGTTCATCCGCAACTCTTCAAGTCGATGCCACAGTTCTTCCCATCGCTGTGCTCGATCTATGAGGAGTCGAACGAAGTGAATCCGTTGGGCGAACGCATCCAGATTCCTACAGATGCCTTTCTCGCTGGTTCGCAGCAACCTCTGTTCGAGGACATCCCCTGCGCGATTGGAGATTCTACCAAAATACAACGCAAGGGCCTCTCCGAAGAACGCACCGCGGATGCCACGTTCACGGACGTGCTTCTTGTCGTAATGCTGGCAGGGAATTTCCCGTCCATTGTCGAGAAGATGCGGGCGGTTGTCGATGGCGTAGTTTATAATATCCGTGACGTGTCGCTGTCGCCTGTCATATCTCATACAGAGTTGATCGTCGAGGTGATAACGATATTATGAGCGACGTCACTGTTGAGATCAGCGCAGGGATGCAGCACAGTTTAGCCGCACTGGTGGCGCAGGCCGGGATCAACGCTGTCGTGCCAGTACTTCTCGCATCTGCGCAAGTCGTGCGGAATGCGGCGATCCCGAAGGCTGCGTATCTCACAGGGACGTTGCGCCGCTCGATTCGCACGGAGCCTGTCGGCACCGACATCGTGGTCGGGTCCGACGTCCCGTATGCGCGCAGAATCGAGTTCGGTTTTAACGGGTACGATTCGCTCGGCAGGCTTTACCACCAATCTGCGCGCCCGTATCTGAGGCCGGCGTTCGACGAGACGAAAGCAGAGCAACTGTCGGAGGCGAAACGCGCGACGGCCATTCTGCTGGCGAGGGTGCTTCGGTGACTGACATCCTCACGCTCGAAGAGCAACTTCGGCAGACTGCACTGGCAGACAATGCTCTCGCTGCGCTGATTGGGCAACGATGGGGCGTGCTGCTCGATACGCCACCGTGCGTCACAATCCAGCAGGTGTCTCACGTGCCCGATTACACTCATGATGGCGACAGCGGGCTCGTTGCTGCTCGCTACCAGTTGGGGTTGCACACCTCGTGCGTGTACGATTGCTGCAAACTCCGGAGCCGCATCGAAGCGATCTTCTCCGGGTTCAGCGGCGCGCTTATCGGAGGAGGGGAGTTCGCCACTGTCCGGATCGCGAACGCAGCACACCATGGGCGGCAACCAGGCGTGAATCTGTTCTTCAGCACTATCGACCTGGTCATCTGGCACAGAAGGAGCCTCGAATAGATGGGCATGCACGATCGCATCATCGAGTTCGAGTGGAGCGGCAAAACACGTTACCGTTGCCCACTGTGTTATTTCGACACCAGCAATAAGGTGGACATCAAGATCCACATCAACGCAACACATCTCGCGGACATCCAACCGCGCGTTCCCGAAGCGGAGTTGTACAAC